CGCGCCGCAGGTAGCCAGGGATGCAATCAGGGTACAGCCGCCAAGTTCGGACGAGGAGATCGTTCCGCAGCCGGCACCGCTCAACGTCGAGGATGAATACGACATCCGGGCGATGCTCTACTCCGTTAAGGTCCCGCCCGTCGTCGTGCTATTCGGTGGCGACGAGGAGATGGGAGATTTCGTTGCCCCGCCGGCTCCGCCTGTGGATCAGCCAGTTTTCGAATACCACGGGCACAGGAATCGCCACGATGTTGACTACGAGACGGTCGTCAAGCAGTGGGAGTTGCTGGAGCTGCGGCGGCGCCAGGCAAGTGAACGGAAACGTATCCACGCGCAGGAAAGAAGTCCAGCCCAGGCGCCATCGGCTGGGGCACCCGAGGTGGTGCTCTCGCCGCTTCTCAAGATCGACCTGGACGCGATTCTCTCGCGGCACAAGTTCCAGGACGCGGCGAGCGAGGTCGAGCGGTACAACGCGCTTCGCGCGGCAATCGCGGAAGTCGAGGAAATGGAACTGCTCGTGCTGATGGCAGTAGCGGCAGCGGACGACGACTAACCGAAGGAGAAGGCGAATGGCAAAGAAACGCGCAGTGGCAGGTATCAGCATCGGGCCGGATCAGAACTGGCAGGCGGAATCGGATCTGCGCATCCTCCTGGACGCATGCGCGATCCGAAAGGACAAGAAGCGGTACGCGGCTGCGCAGAAGGTGGCCAAGGCAAAGCTCGTCGAGATGGCGAAGGTTGCCGGCGGCGAGGCCGGTGAGTATTGACCCGGTAACCGGGTTTCTTTTAAACGGAGGTGACACATGAAGATTCAAGGCGTGAGCGACGAAGAACTGGCGGGGCTGACCGATGCCGAGCGCGAAGCGCTCGAGGAAGGCCAGGAGCAGGAGGAAGGCGAAGCAAAGGACCTGAAGACCATCGCCGAGGGCAACGATGACGACCCGAAGCCCAAGCCAGGCCCCGACGACGATGACGACGATCAAAGCGATGAGGCCAAGGCGGAGCGCGAGAAGGCGGAAGCGGCCGCGAAAGATGAGAAAGCAGAGCACGCGCGAGTCGAGGCCGAAGCAAAGGCCAAGCGCGAAGCCGAACTGAAGGCGATGAGCGCAGAGGAGCGCGCCGCAGCGGAAGCGGCTGACAAATCTGCTACAGAGGCAGCGGCCAAAGTCGAGGCCGAAGCGAAGGCCAAGGCGGAAGCGGAAGCCAAGGCGAAGGCCGAGGTTGCAGATGCCGATGACGCAGACGAGGTCGTGCGGCCGCGGGTCCCGCGCTACGAGGTCAAGCCGGTGGAGAAGTACGCCGAGCAAATCAAGGCGCTCGACGATCAATACGATGCCGCCGTAGTGAAGTTCGACGCCGGCGATATCGAGTTGAAGGCTCTGCTCGCCACGCAACGTGAGGTCGATGCCAAGCGCGCCGAACTGCGCGAAGCGAATCTCCGGGCGACGCTGGCCGCCGAGTACAACGAGAATGCGGTCAAATCCGAATGGTTGGGCGATGTGCACGACTTCTTCACCTCGGTCAAGGCCAAGGACGGCATCGACTACAGCAAGCCCGGCCTGAACGCGGCATTCGATACCACGCTGAAGGCACTCGCTGCCGACGAAGCGAACGCGAAGCACAGCCCCCGGTGGTTCCTGCGCGAGGCGGACAAGCTTGTCAGGGCCGAGATCGGCTTCGTTGCCAAGGAACCCTCCGCCTCCGGGGAGGCAGCGACGGTCAATGGGAAACCCGCCGGCCGCAAGCCCGCGCTTGCCGTGGTGCGCGATGTCGGGGGCTTGCCGAGCGCGGGTGACGATGACGCCTCGGGAGGAAATCCTGAGTTCTCGGCGCTGGACAAGCTGGATGGAATCGACTACGAGGACGCCCTAGCGGCGATGCCGAAGTCGAAGCAGGATCTTTACCTGCGCCATCGGGCCTGATGCAAGACCGCGAGTCCCTGCTCATCAACTTGGAGCCCGGCGAGCAAGTCTCGATCGGCTCGGGGAAGGTGATCGTCACGGCGAACCATAAGAGCGGGCGGCGCTTGAGCCTGCACTTCTCCGTGGAGAAGGGGGTCGCGGTAGAGCCTGTTCGGGTGAAATCACCTTTTATTTTGAAACAGGCGTAGAATCGCGGACGTAGAGCCGCGACCCCGCCGGACACCGGCGGGATGGTGGTGCATAGGAAGTGCACCTTGGTTGAAAAAACTGAGGAGCACTTTCGATGCCACACGCGCAAACGGCAGGGCCAGCCTCCCAGGCGCCAACGGCCGCCGTTTACGCACTCATCGACCCTCGCTCGCATCAACCGCGCTACATCGGCAAGGCGCTGGATGTTCGCCAGCGTGATCGCAATCATTTCAATCAGTCCAAGTACGGGCACTCAGCGAAAGACGAGTGGGTGCGCGGGCTCCGCGCTGACGGGCTTCGTCCGGACCTGATCGTCATCGAGGAATGCACGCCCGCCGAGTCCGCGGCCCGCGAGAAATACTGGATCGCTCGTGCGCGATGGCGCGGCATCCCGCTCCTGAACATGAAGCACGGCGGGCAAGGCCGGCTGAACACGTCGGAAGAAACCCGCGCGCGCATCAGCGCAGCGAACAAAGGCAAAGGCCACAGCCCGGAGTGGAGCGCGGCGCACGCAGCAGCCATGCGTGGGCGCAAGGCGTCACCGGAAACGAAGGCGAAGATGGCAAGAAGCGCGCGTGGCAATCAAAACGCGCGCAAAGGGCAGACCGTTTCTGGTCTGCGTTTCGTAAGGGTTGAGCGTAGGAAGCGCTCTCCGTTCCAAGGAGAGTGTCATCAAGACGATAATCGGCCTTAACGATGCAAAAGCGGTCAAGCGATACAGCGGCTTTCTGGCCGTTGACGTAGGGCGCAAATCCTACTTCAGCAAGAAGTTCATGGGCCGGGGCGAGGAAGCCCAAACCCCCCTCCAGATGCTTCCGAATCTGGAGAACGACGCCGGCGAGCAGATCACCTACGACCTGGTGATGCAGCTCCGCATGCAGCCGATCGAAGGCGACAACACGCTGCGCGGCAAGGAAGAAGATCTGAAGTTCTTCACGGACCAGATCTACATCGACCAGGCACGGGGCGGTGTGAACACCGGCGGGCGCATGACCCGCAAGCGCACGCTTCACGATCTGCGCAAGATCGCGCGCGTGCGGCAGTCGGAGTGGTGGGCTCGGGTGTTCGACGAGTTGTTCTACATGTACCTGTCCGGTGCCCGCGGCATCAACGCGGACATGATCTACCCGACGACATACACCGGGTTCGCCAACAACGCTTTCGTCGCTCCGGACGCGAAGCACTTGCTGTTCGGCGGCGCTGCGACCTCCAAGGCGACGCTCGTCGCCGGCGACCTCATGAACGTCACGCTCGTCGAGCGTGCGCAGACGCAAGCGCAGACGATGGGCGGTGGCATCGAGGGCGTACCGGCGATCGAGGCCTGCGAGATCGACGGCGAATCGCGCTACGTCATCGTGATGCACCCGTTCCAGGCCTACAGCATGCGGACCAACGTGACCGCCGGCCAGTGGCTCGACATCCAGAAGGCGGCGGCAGCAGCAGAAGGGCGGGATAACCCGATCTTCAAGGGTGCGCTCGGGATGGTCTCCGACACCATCCTGCAATCGCACAAGGGCGCGATCCGGTTCTCGGATTACGGCGCTGGCGCGAACCTCCCGGCTGCGCGCGCGCTATTCCTCGGCCGTCAGGCCGGCGTGGTGGCGTTCGGTTCACCGGGTACGAACCTGCGGTTCGACTGGAACGAGGAATCGGAAGACCGGGGCAACCAGGCGGTCATCACGACCGCCAGCATCTTCGGCATCAAGAAGACTGCGTTCACCATCGACGGCGTGAGCCGCGACTTCGGGGTGATCGCTCTGGACACTTCGGCGCCGAACCCGAACCCGTAATCGGGTAAGCGAAGGGCCCGCCTTCCGGGCGGGTCCTCGCGGTTCCGGTTCCCTCAACTCTTTCAAGGAGAAACACCCATGCCTTTGGTTACGACTCAAAACTTCTTCGGTGCCGGATTTGTCGGTGCCGGGATCCGGCCCATGCCCGACCCGATGGGGTCGGAAGTGGTTCAAGTTCGTTGCCCGGCCATCGTCAACGGCACGGGCGCGATCGGCGATGTCATCCCTATGGCGAAGATTCCCGCGGGATGCATTGTCATCGACTGGCAGGTCGATAACGACGACATCGACACGGGCGCCGCAACGATTGCGGCTGATCTTGGAGTCATCGTCGCGGGTGCAGTTTCAGCGACAGCGGCCAATGGCGGCAAGTGGCTCACGGCCTCGACGGCCTTGGGGGCGCCGGCCACCACGATAGGCCACCACCAGGCCACCGCTGTCATCAACGCGCTGGCTCGAATGTCACCCGATGTAGCGGAGAGGTCGGTCGGGTTTGTCCTCACCGCGGTTGGCGCAGGTGCCGCCGCCGCGAACGCGGTCATCGGGCTCACGCTCACGTACCGCGCGGCCTACGCCGGCAACTAGGGCGACCAGGGCGCGCACCCAAGAGAACCCGGGGAGCTTGGCGGCTCTCCGGGTTTTTTCAACCAACGGAGACTCATCCTATGTTGATTAGATCGAAATTGTTTCGCGCAGGCGGCACCCGCGTCGAACTCGGCAAGGGCAAGGACGCGCGTAAGTATCACTTCAAGGGGGCCGACACCAGTCCCAAAGCCCCGCACGACGATCCGGATGAGGATCACGTCACAAATGTCACCGATGCCGATGACATCGCGACGTTTCTCGCCATCAAGGAAGGCTACGATATCCACTCGAGCGAGCTGAAGAAGCCCGCTGCTGCGGCTGCGGTAAAAGCGGCGGACAAGGTCGAGGATCAAGCGCAGGACACGAAGGCGAAGGCCGAAGCTCAGGCCGCGGCCAAGGCGAGGGACTACAGTAATATGAAGAAGCCCGACCTCATCAAGAGGATCGTCGAGCACCCGAAGTTCAAGGGCAAGGCACCGCACGGGACAATGCCGCAGCCCAAGCTGGTCGCGCAGCTCGAGGCCCTGGATGCCGCGACTTAACCCGGAGCGTGAGTCATGCCGCTCACTCTGCAGGACATCGTCGATCGCGCTCGGGATCCGCTGAACGATGACGACGCGATAGACGCCAACCGGCGCTGGCCCGACGCCACGCTTCTGAGGCACGCCAAATCGGCGCTGCAGACGCTGCGCATGAAGCGTCCGGATCTGTTCTTCGGCACGATTGCGACGTTCTCGGCGGAGTCCCTGGCACTCGGCTCGACCTATCCATTGCCTGAGGAATATGCCCCGCCGGTGATTGATTGGGTGACGGCGCGCGCGAACACGAAGGATGACGAGTCGGTTTCTTCCGGGGCTGCGGCGGCGTTCTTTTCCCTGGCTCAAGGTGAGGCGACCTGATGGCGACCACCTGGGACGCTTGGGATGATGACGTGATCTCGGAGGTGCCGGGAGCTCTGCCGGAGTTCGTGCGCAACAGCGTTATGCTCTCGGCGATCGACTTCTGTACCCGCGCCTGGGTGTGGCTGGTCGATCAGGGGCCCATCGTGGTGGTTGCTGGAACGGCGCTTATCCGTGGGTGCCGCCGGCGACATCCGATGTGGTGCATGTCCTGCAAG